CCATCGAACATGTGACGAGCATCGTCAAACGAGTACTCAACCGAGCGTAGAACTTCTACAAACTCACGGTTGATGACTCCCGGCCCAGCACTGACTTCTATATCAAGAACGTCAATCTTGAAGTATTTGGAATGGCTGACAGTTGATTGTATTGGTTGCACTGTACTGTCTGACATATTTCCAACGCCAGAAGATAACCATTCTGCGCGCACACCCAAAGCGTTCGCGATCTCCACGATTTTAGTTGTTTGATTAGCTTTCCCTGTTTCGATTTTCTGAATAGCAGCCTGGCTAACCCCGACCAAATCCCCAAGCGCCTTTTGTGTAAGGCCTCGCGCTAATCTGGCTTCTTTAAGTCTTTCTGAGAGTGTTGTTTTCATAGTCCAAATGTACAACCAAGGTTTTATTCCATCAAACGAAAATGGTTGTTGACTAAAAACAACCATAGTTTTAATCTTGATTCAAATTAACCACGGAGGTTGTTATGAACCCAGCTATCAAAACAGCGATCAATATCGTTGGTTCACAAAAGAAACTGGGCGCTGCTTGCGAAGTTTCACAGCAGGCCGTCTATAAGTGGCTTCACAACAAAGCAAAGGTATCCCCTGAACATGTCGGCAGCATTGTTACGGCTACTGGTGGAGTAGTGAAGGCATACCAGATTCGCCCGGATCTTCCGAAGTTGTTTCCACACACCGAAAAGAACGCAGCTTAAATTTCCATTTCACGCTCTTTAACAATAAGCAATCAACTTAACAGTCAATTCAAACTAAAGGAGTCAATTATGCAACCACTTACATACCAACAGACTAGCGGATTTAGCCCGACTGCGGTGATAAATCGTTCTCAAACAAAACAGGTGCCAGGCCACGAAAAAATCCGTGATGCCGTCCGCGCCTGGTCGGCTGCAGATAATCAGGATGTTGTTGCCGCACTCATTGTGAATGAGTATCGGGAGCAGGGCGGCGGCACCATCGATTTCCCTGATGATGTCAGCCGTGCACGCCAGAAGCTGTTCCGCTTCCTCGATAACAAATTCGATTCTGAAAAATACCGAAATAACGTGCGTGAACTGACCCCGGCAATTCTGGCGGTACTACCGCTGGAATATCGCGGTTACCTGGTTGAGCAGGATAGCTTCATGGCTAGGTTGGCTGAAATGGAAAAGGAACTCAGTGAGGCAAAACAGGCTGTCATTCTCAACGCACCACGCCACCAGAAACTGAAGGAAATTAGTGAAGGTATTGTGTCGATGTTTCGTGTGGACCCAGATCTGGCTGGTCCATTGATGGCGATGGTTACTACCATGCTGGGGGCGATATGACAGGTTCAGAAATGGCGAAAGCCGGTCTGCTGGAACAGAACCGACTTTCAGGTGCAAATCGTAACACACTCATTGCGGGAGGAATTATGGCAAACACTGCTGAGATATTCAATTTTCCAGTGCCGGATGCGGCACAAAAGGAGCCGCGCGTGGCAGATCTCGATGATGGTTATACGCGCATTGCAAATGAGTTGCTGGAAGCTGTGATGCTGGCCGGATTAACACAGCACCAGCTTCTGGTCTTCCTGGCTGTCATGCGCAAAACATATGGCTTTAATAAAAAACTGGATTGGGTGAGCAACGAGCAACTGTCCGAATTGACCGGGATATTGCCGCACAAGTGTTCTGCTGCAAAAAGTGTTCTGGTAAAGCGTGGGATTTTGATTCAGAGCGGGCGGAATATCGGTATTAATAATGTGGTCAGTGAATGGTCAACATTACCCGAATCAGGTAAGAAAAATAAAGTTTACCTGAAAGAGGTAAATATACCTGAATCAGGTAAGAAAAGTTTACCCAAATCAGGTAAAGGCGTTTACCCGAATCAGGTAAACACAAAAGACAAACTAACAAAAGACAATATAAAACCTTTTTCGTCCGAGAATTCTGGCGAATCCTCTGACCAGCCAGAAAACGATCTTCCTGTGGTGAAACCGGATGCTGCAATTCAGAGCGGCAGCAAGTGGGGGACAGCAGAAGACCTGACCGCCGCAGAGTGGATGTTTGACATGGTGAAGACTATCGCACCATCAGCCAGAAAACCGAATTTTGCTGGGTGGGCTAACGATATCCGCCTGATGCGTGAACGTGACGGACGTAACCACCGCGACATGTGCGTGCTGTTCCGCTGGGCATGCCAGGACAACTTCTGGTCCGGTAACGTGCTAAGTCCGGCCAAACTCCGCGACAAGTGGACCCAACTCGAAATTAACCGTAACAAGCAACAGGCAGGCGTGACAGCTAGCAAACCAAAACTCGACCTGACAAACACAGACTGGATTTACGGGGTGGATCTATGAAAAACATCGCCGCACAGATGATTAACTTTGACCGTGAGCAGATGCGTCGGATCGCCAACAACATGCCGGAACAGTACGACGAAAAGCCGCAGGTACAGCAGGTAGCGCAGATAATCAACGGTGTATTCAGCCAGTTACTGGCAACTTTCCCGGCGAGCCTGGCTAATCGTGACCAGAACGAACTGAACGAAATCCGCCGCCAGTGGGTTCTGGCTTTCCGGGAAAACGGGATCACCACGATGGAACAGGTGAGCGCCGGAATGCGTGTTGCCCGTCGGCAGAATAGACCATTTCTGCCATCACCCGGGCAGTTTGTTGCATGGTGCCGGGAAGAAGCATCCGTTACCGCCGGGCTGCCAAACGTCAGCGAGCTGGTTGATATGGTTTACGAGTATTGCCGGAAGCGTGGTCTGTATCCGGATGCGGAGTCTTATCCGTGGAAATCAAACGCGCACTACTGGCTGGTTACCAACCTGTATCAGAACATGCGGGCCAATGCGCTTACTGATGCGGAATTACGCCGTAAGGCCGCAGATGAGCTTGTCCATATGACTGCGAGAATTAACCGTGGTGAGGCGATCCCTGAACCAGTAAAACAACTTCCTGTCATGGGCGGTAGACCTCTAAATCGTGCACAGACTCTGGCGAAGATCGCAGAAATCAAAGCTAAGTTCGGACTGAAAGGAGCAAGTGTATGACGGGCAAAGAGGCAATTATTCATTACCTGGGGACGCACAAGAGCTTCTGTGCGCCGGACGTTGCTGCGACAACAGGTGTGACATTAACCAGCATAAATCAGGCTGCGGCAAAAATGGCGCGGGCAGGAATCCTGGTCATTGATGGTAAGGTCTGGTGAACGGTATGTTATTTTTAATAATAGAAAACGTATGGGAGCTTAAATCCTTGTATATGAAATTTATTACCGTCGCCCTACGGTTAAATCATGAAAATTTATATAAAAATGAATGTTTGTAATTGCATGTTTAATATGATGACCTCGTGTTGACTATTATAAATTATAGGTGTGTAAGATGTTTAAAGTAGATGAGGTGATTAATATCGATTTCTTACTATATATTCAAGCCCTGTGATTAAGCGATGTATTGAATGCTTGTAGGAAGGTTGTATATTATATTGTGTTTAAAATTATGGTGCTACAATTGTTTATGGCGTTTTGCAATCATGCGAAAACCTATGATTGACAATTGTTACTGAGTCTTGTAAGAATGCACCACGTATTGGTTAATGAATGTGGTGAAAAAATGGATGAATTTCTTGCGACTATTATTAATAGCACAGTAGGAAAAGCTGCGGAAAAAATAACAGAAGTATTGCTCTCTAAACCTTGGGCTAGGGACCTAGATGAAGGCAAGGTTATACTCGAACAATTAAATGATCCCCTCGGAAGAGAAAATTATTTAAGAAAGCATGTGCTACCATCTCTGAAAATGAGAACTTTGCACAACGCTGATTATGATATTTTTTTAGATGATATTTATTATCCGTTAACTGTTGAGGTGGCATCTAATAAAGACAAGGTCGTTATAAAAGATGGGGTCACTTTACCATTTCATGGTATTGTAAATATAGTCGGTATAGCGGGGCAAGGGAAAAGTACTATTTTACGCAAGTTGTTTAGCGAGGAAATAAAAAAATCAGAACGGATGCCTTTTTTTATTGAATTAAGAAGGGTGAAGAATGCAAATATTATTGCTTATCTGGCAGACATTCTTAATTCATTTGGTGTGGGGTGTTCAGAGGATAGCTTGAAAATATTACTGCAATCCCAAAGAGTCGTTTTAATGTTGGATGGATTTGATGAGGTTAAACATGAAGAGCGAACTATGATGATGAATGAAATAAAAAACATTCATTATCATTTTAACACACCAATTATCGCAACAACGAGACCAAATACAGATATATGTTATACTACTGATGTGTATAATATTTTTATAGATAAGCTAAATATTTCTGATAAGATTTGTATTCTTCATTCTTTATCGAAAAATGACAGATTCTCAAGTAGTGATGCCTCGTTTAAAGTCTTGGCGGATTTACTATGTGATAAAGAAGAACTTGAGGGAACTATTTGCAATCCAATTTTAGTTACTCTTTTGTATTATTGTTATCCTTATATGAATGATATTCCAAATAATATAATAGAGTTTTATCGAAGCCTCTTTGACACCTTATATGCAAGGCATGATAAAATAAAAGTATATACGCGCGAGAAAAAATCAAACATTATTGGTGAAAAAGCTAAATTGTGTTTTTCAGCTATTTGCTATAACGCACTGATTGAGGAGAAATTTGAGTTTTGGGGAGAGGAGTTGCTTAGATATGCTGAAGATGCTATTGAAACAGAAGGTTATCTTAAAGAAGATGCATCAAACTTTATAGATGATCTTATTGAGATAACTTGCCTTATCCAACCTGAGGGAAATAATAGGTATGTTTTTCTGCATAAATCAGTGCAAGAATTTTATGCTGCTTTTGCGGTAGCAAATTTACCGATTGAGTATAAAAAAGATATATACGAAAATCTTATGGTGGCTATTAAATGCTCTGAACAGTTAGATAACTTCATGTTGTTTTTACATTCACTAGATTCCAAAGCATTTATAGATGAAATCACAATAAAAGCTTCTCGTGATATGGGGGTTGTAGATGTCGCAAACATGACGAGAGAGAGAGTTGAGAATGTTTTTGACTCGGCACTAAGTAGAGTATTTATCAAAGGCAACTCTACATCGAATGACTCAGTGATTTCGCTTCATTACGACTTTGTATTAGGTTCGCTCTTAGGTATTGATATTCTACCTATAATGTCTGGAAAAGAACGAGTTCCTATGACAGAAATTGATTTGATTTTTGACGACCTTTTTTCATGCACGATGGATAAGGGTGAGTTAAACTTATACAAATTTGAAGTTAAAAAACAAAAAAATAATATTGATACTGATGTTCAGACTGATGATTATTTATTTCCCTTGGTGGATTATCTTAAGGTCAGGGGGGGTTATGGTTTGATGCTGGATACTTACCATCAGACAATTAAGGATTTTTATGATAGATATTATCAACCAGCTTATGATTCGAATCTTCGAAGAACACTAGCAATGGGAAGAAATTTCAAGTTAAAGAAAAATAATTAAATTGATAGTTACAAAGAGACAGCTAATTATAAGTTTCTAACAGTTGAAAAATTAATTGTAAGTAGGCAATATTAATAAGCCGGAGCCTGAACAACTCCGGTGACTTCTGCGCTAAACGGGGACGTTTATGCGCACATACAATCCAACCTATCTTCTCCATTCACAGATGCAGAAATGCACCTACGCTTTTTTACATTCGGTGTTTTACTTCGATAGCCAGAATTGGGAGTCTCTATTCGTCTGGCGGCTAAAGGTGATATGGAAATCGTTATGTTTTGGCCTGAGGTAGTTGTAACTGTTGTAGCAGCTATGGCTGTGATCATCATGGTGTCCATTTACTGGGGTTGACGACATGATTTATCCGGCGCTATATTCTGTGCGTTGCCGCAAATTCGGCACACGGGATTGGCGTCCCGGGATACTACTCAACGCATACCGCGTTAAGCGGTTTTTTTGTGCGCTAAGCACGGCTATGCCCAAATTATGGTGGGCTGTGTGAGGGCTTCTTAGGAAGCGCCGGGTTTGAGTAGCCGGTTACGCCAACCTTACACAGTTCACCACCAGTCGATTGGCGTCGTTGGTGGTGATGGTTAACCTGATGAGGTGATACTATGACTACTCAATTAGCATTCCACAAAACGACGTTTACCCCGATTTGCCACAATAACAGAATTTGGCTTACTGCCACTGAAGTTGGTTTAGCACTGGAATATGCGGACGATAAAGCAGTTCAGCGCATTTACTCTCGGCACTCAGATGAATTCACAGATATGATGACAAGGGTGGTCAAAGTGACCACCCCTCGTGGAATGCAGGAGTCTCGAGTATTTAGCCTTCGCGGAGCCCATTTGATCGCCATGTTTGCTCGTACTCCTGTGGCCAAAGAATTCCGCCGCTGGGTGCTGGATATTCTCGATCGAGAAGTTCAACAATCACCAATCACAAAACAATTCACTGATAACGAACTTTGCACACTCGCCTGGTTATGGCGAGCAAGTGATACGATGTTAATCGCCTGCCAGAACGTTACTCCACTTCTTCAGGTTGCGGAGCACCGCGAAGCCGGTCGCTTTACTTCTATCAGTCAGGAATATCCCCTGATACTCAGCAAGGCGCGAGCAATCCTTGCCAGAGAAACGGCGCATGTAAAATTCCAACCGTGGCAGGATGATAAGTGGAGCAGGGTATTGCCACATTTGCGTCAGGCTAGATTGCAATAGTTTTACATATTAGGCGCTGAATGGATGCAAGCAGGTAGCGCACTGGGCGGCAATGATTAAAGCTTCAGATAATCCAAGTAAGCACTGAAGAAGTTCAATGTAATCAAATTCTCTTTATGGTATTTTCGTTAGACCCCTCATGCACTTAGATGGAAATTTGAAATGATGTATTCAGTAACTTTCGATGATACTGGACGAGTAGAAGATATTGAACTAGATCGTGAGGTTAGAGCCGGAGATAGACTCTCGCTTAATATTGATGGTCTTGATGGTATTTATATAGTCATGACTGTTAGCGGCCCTATCTATGAAAATGTTTGTATGCCAATGAATATCCGGGTTCAAAAGTATTGGAAGCAATGATGTATAATCCCCTCAGATGCTCGAGGGGATTTTTATGTCAGACTGGAACATTGCAGCAAAACCGCAAAAGGAACGTGACAAGGTAAGCGTTGGCCTTGCGCTTTCAGGTGTAGCGTATAAAGAACGCCCGAACATGCCGGTTATAGCTAAACAGGTAGCTAGAGAACAACTTGGGCATCTCCGCGAGTACTTAATGGATCGCGTCCGTTATTACCGTAAGCAGAGCATCACCTTCCAAAAGCATCCGAACCACGCTACATAGAAATGGCAGACTTAAATGCAAGAAAATGAAAAGCAAGAGCAGCATGAAACTGAACCTCAGGATTTAGATTTTCCAGCAGAATTTGACTCTCTGATTAATGCAAATGGAAAGATAACACCTGCATTGCTAACGGTAGTTAACCGGTATTTTTTATATTTTTCATTCTTTGAATCACTTCTTTTGGGGTGTTCTGGAAGTCAGGGGAAGAGTTCGAAATACGCAGCGAAATTGTTGGAATTCGAATTAGTTGATCTTGACGTTCTTAAGCGAACATACTTCTTTTTTGCAGACCGTTATCTGGCAGATGTAGTGAAGTTTGAAAACCTATGTGGTGATTTAGAGCATACATCGCAGAAGGCTAGGGATGAAAAAATTAAGGCCATGCAATTAAAGACAAACGACCCTGAAATTCAGTTAGGTGTTTGTATTTTTGTTTGTTTCAGGTTGCGAAACAACCTTTTTCATGGACCAAAATGGCGTTATTTGCTTGATGGGCAAGAGGATTTGCTCTTAATTGCCGGAAATTTTATACATTCTATTCTATTACAGGTGCCTAGTAGAGATGGCTGGGAATTCAAGAATATTTTAACTTCTACTGATTAGCTTTGATTTTCCATAATCAACCCGCCATAATCATGTCATCGGAGCCTGAACAACTCCGGTGACTTCTGCGCTTTGAGGGGACTCAAAGTGCAAACGACAATCAGAACACCTTTCAACCAGTCACAGATGCAGAAATGCACCTGCGATTTTTTGCATCCAACGTTTGACCTCTGCGGAGGTGAAGCGTGAACCTCCCACAAGACGGCATCAAATTACATCGCGGCAACTTCACCGCTATCGGCCAGCAGATCCAGCCTTATCTGGAGGACGGAAAATGCTTTCGCATGGTGCTTAAACCGTGGCGCGAGAGACGCAGTCTTTCCCAGAATGCACTCAGCCACATGTGGTACAGCGAAATCAGTGAATACCTCATCAGCAAGGGTAAAACGTTCGCTACTCCAGTTTGGGTAAAAGATGCTCTCAAACACACATATCTCGGTTATGAAACCAAAGACCTGGTTGATGTCGTAACCGGTGATATCACCACTATCCAGTCGTTACGCCATACCTCCGATCTTGATACCGGAGAGATGTATGTCTTCCTGTGTAAGGTTGAAGCCTGGGCGGTGAATATTGGCTGCCACCTGACTATTCCGCAGAGCTGCGAGTTCCAGCTGCTCCGCGACAAGCAGGAGGCGTAATGGCTACACCGCTTATTCGTGTCATGAACGGACACATCTACAGAGTACCAGATCGTCGTAAGCGTAAACCTGAGCTGAAGCCATCCGAAATACCAACACTGCTCGGATATACCGCCAGCTTGGTTGATAAAAAATGGTTGCGACTGGCAGCAAGGAGGAGTCATGGCTGATTTGAGAAAAGCAGCGCGTGGTCGGGAATGCCAGGTAAGAATCCCTGGCGTATGTAATGGCAACCCTGAAACGTCTGTACTGGCACATATCCGGCTGACTGGATTGTGCGGCACCGGTACGAAACCGCCAGACCTGATTGCCACCATTGCATGTTCTGCCTGCCACGACGAAATCGACCGCCGCACGCATTTTGTTGACGCTGGATATGCAAAAGAATGCGCGCTGGAAGGTATGGCGAGAACGCAGGTTATCTGGCTGAAAGAGGGGGTAATTAAGGCGTGAATACTTACCACATCACACTACCCTGGCCGCCGAGCAATAACCGCTACTACCGCCATAATCGAGGGCGCACGCACATCAGCGCAGAAGGGCAGGCATACCGCGATAACGTCGCCCGAATCATTAAAGGCTCAATGCTGGATATCGGTCTGGCTATGCCTGTGAAAATCCGCATTGAGTGCCACATGCCGGATCGCCGTCGCCGTGACCTGGATAATCTGCAAAAAGCCGCTTTTGACGCACTCACTAAAGCAGGTTTCTGGCTGGATGATGCTCAGGTCGTTGATTACCGCGTTGTGAAGATGCCTGTTACCAAAGGTGGGAAGCTGGAACTGACCATCACCGAAATGGGGAATGAATGATGTTTGAGTTTAATATGGCAGAACTTCTTCGCCACCGCTGGATGCGCCTGCGCTTATATCGTTTCCCCAGTTCTGTTTTGACCGATTACCGAATACTGAGGAATTACGCCAAAACCCTGACAGGAGCAGGAGTATGAAGTCAGAGATAACAATCAACTAATACTGTTTTATTGATTTTTGCTTGTAATTGGCGTTCTGGTCTGATTTTGTGGAGAAAGTTGATGCGTGATATTCAGATGGTTCTTGAGCGTTGGGGAGCGTGGGCGGCTAATAATCATGAAGATGTGACCTGGTCGTCCATTGCCGCCGGTTTTAAGGGATTAATTCCTTCAAAAGTAAAATCTCGCCCGCAATGTTGTGACGATGACGCGATGATCATTTGCGGGTGCATGGCCCGTCTGAAAAAGAACAACAGCGATTTGCACGATTTATTAGTAGATTATTATATAGTCGGTATGACATTCATGTCACTGGCAGGTAAGCATTGCTGCTCTGATGGTTATATCGGGAAAAGGTTACAAAAGGCTGAGGGCATAATTGAAGGGATGTTAATGGCATTAGATATCCGGTTAGAGATGGATATCGTTGTTAATAACTCTAATTAATATGCCAATTGTTTACTAAAAATTATTAAAAATGGGGCGTTGAGACGCCCCCAAAAATAAAGGGTAATATATAACAGAAGGTTTATATAGTTAGAAGCAAGGTTGTGCTTCTAAAGGAAGTGGCTTGAGGGAGCCACTTATATGTTGGGGAGGCAACGCCTCCCGCAACATATCTTTTTCGTAATCAGATTAGAACTGGTAAACCAGACCTACAGCAACGATGTCATCAGTATCAATACCAGCTGTTTTGGTAAACTTACTATCGTCAATTAAGTTGATTTTGTAATCAACAAAAGTGGACATGTTTTTATTAAAGTAGTAAGTAGCACCGACATCGACATACTTGACTAAGTCTCGGTCACCATGAACACCAAGGTCTTTACCTTTTGACTGAAGGTAAGCAACAGATGGGCGCAGACCGAAGTCAAACTGATATTGTGCTACTGCTTCAAAGTTTTGTGCTTTGTTTGCAATATGGTTATTACCAAAAACGGTCATATTCTGAGTTTCAGAATATGTGGTAGCCAGATAGATATTGTTCGCATCATATTTCAGGCCTGCAGCCCATACTTCCGCATTTTTGCCGGAGGCATTGAATTTGCTCTTACCATAGGCGACCTGACCGTCAGTGCGATCTGATTTAGCATAGGTTGCACCCACGCCGAATCCTTCATACTCATAAGTAGTGGAGAAACCGAAACCATCACCATTGGCTTCAGTTACGTCAGTGCGGTCATTTTTACCCTGATACTGAGCAGCAAAGTTCAGGCCATCGACCAGACCAAAGAAGTCGTTGTTACGATAAGTTGCAACACCAGTAGTGCGACCAGTCATGAACACATCTGTTTGGGTCCAGGTATCACCACCGAATTCTGGCAGGACGTCAGTCCACGCACCGATGTCGTATGCTACACCGTAGTTACGGCCGTAATCGATTGAGCCGTAATCACCAAATTTCAGGCCTGCAAATGCAAGACGGGTTTTGTCTTTGGAAGAACCTTGAGATTCAGCGCGGTTGCCTTTGAATTCATATTCCCACTGACCGAAACCAGTCAGTTGATCGTTGATTTGGGTTTCACCTTTGAAGCCAAGACGGGCATAAGTAGTATCACCATCATCTGCATCATTAGAGGAGAAGTAGTGCTTAGCATTAACTTTCCCGTACAGATCCAGCTTGTTACTGTCTTTATTATAAATTTCAGCTGCCTGAGCAGACATCGCCATCAGTACTGATGCAGCTACAGCAGAAATTGCCACTGTTAATTTTTTCATCGTGAGCCCTTTTTTTTGAACTATTATTAAAAAATGATGTCACTGCGCGATAAATATTCATCTAATCAATGTGATTATTTCAAGATGTAAGTTTTGGTTTCTCGTTTAATTTGTGAAGTAGATCTCTATTTTTATCTGAACTTTTTTCTATCGAATCCTATTCATGGCTCTTGGCTGAATAAAAATAAATCTATTAGCCAATTTATATTAATGGCTGTTATTTATAAGTGCTCTATAATTTGAAGGTTCAATTTAAATTTGCTAAAAATAACGCTGGAAATTATTTGTTGGTTATTTGTTGAGATTTGCTTATGTATTTGTAGTGGTGTTTTCAATACTCGGTAGCATTCTCGCAAATATCATTTAGTGGTTTACGTACGTAAAAAATTGGTTATGCTGTTAAGAGTGGTTACTTCGTCACACAGCTTAAACCCGCCGTCGAGCGGGTTTTTCCATTTTTTGAGTCTCGATATTAGCTGATAACCCAATACCTGAGTTATTCACTGACTCCGAGTCTGTTACGTTTCGTAGTATTCCCTCAATTTACACCCGCTTTGTCTGCGAGGTGGGGTTATGAAATCCATGGATAAGTTAACAACGGGTGTCGCCTATGGCACCTCAGCAGGTAGTGCCGGGTACTGGTTTTTACAGCTGCTCGATAAAGTCACGCCCTCACAGTGGGCAGCAATAGGTGTGCTGGGTAGCCTGGTATTTGGCCTGCTGACGTACCTGACAAACCTTTATTTCAAGATTAAAGAAGATAAGCGCAAGGCTGCGAGAGGTGAATAATGCCTCCATCATTACGAAAAGCTGTTGCTGCTGCTATTGGTGGCGGGGCTATTGCTATAGCATCTGTGTTAATCACTGGCCCAAGTGGTAACGATGGTCTGGAAGGTGTGAGACATAATCCTTACAAAGACATAGTTGGTGTATGGACTGTATGTTACGGGCATACAGGAAAAGACATCATTCCCGGTAAAACGTATACCGAAGCAGAGTGCAAAGCCCTCCTGAATAAAGACCTTGCCACTGTCGCCAGACAAATTAACCGGTACATCAAAGTCGATATACCGGAAACAACGCGCGGCGCTCTTTACTCGTTCGTCTACAACGTGGGTGCTGGCAATTTCAGAACATCGACGCTTCTTCGCAAAATAAACCAGGGTGATATTAAAGGCGCATGTGATCAGCTACGGCGCTGGACATACGCTGGCGGTAATCAATGGAAAGGACTGATGACTCGCCGTGAGATTGAGCGTGAAGTCTGTTTGTGGGGGAAACAATGAGCAGAGTAACCGCGATTATCTCCGCTCTGGTTATCTGCATCATCGTCTGCCTGTCATGGGCTGTTAATCATTACCGTGATAATGCAATCGCCTACAAAGAACAGCGCGATAACAAGGCCAGTGAACTGGAGAAGGCGAACGCCACCATTACTGACATGCAGCAGCGCCAGCGTGATGCTGATGCACTCGATGATAAATACACGAAGGAGTTAGCTGATGCGAAAGCTGAAAATGATGCTCTTCGGCGCAAGCTTGATAATGGTGGTCGGGTGCTCGTCAAAGGAAAATGCCCTGTGCTATCCTCAGCCGAAACCTCCAGCGCCTCCGGCATGGGCAATGATGCCACCGTCGAACTCTCTCCAGTTGCTGGACGAAACGTTCTCGGTATCCGGGACGGAATTATCCGCGACCAAACAGCACTGAGAACGCTTCAGGAATACATCAGGACGCAATGCCTTCGATGATAGCGATAATTTTACTCATCATCCTTCACATCTGGCTCTGTAGACAGGGTGGTGCTCACTTCTGGAGTGAATCCAGATTAAACATCTCATTGCTGATGCTTGATATTGAGCATTTTGCGCGCGGTAAGGGGCTGCGTTGAGATAAGAGCCAGTCATTACAAATACCAGGATTTAGCCTCGCATTCGCGGGGCTTTTTATTGCCATTACAAAAGCCACTTCCTACAGAGTGGCTTTGATAATGGCTTATACCCTACACGGGATAACTTAACTGATATCCCTTTTAAAGGATAAAGGTATTCAAGCCTGACACATCATGCGCTGTATCGTCGCCGTATTCCCGTATTAACAGAGACCGTAGCCCGACGGGGAACTCCTTCTGCGCGAGTGTGCGGGAATAATCAAAAACGATGCACACCGGGGTTACCGGGTACACATATTTCATCATGCCAGCGAGTCCGGTTCTGGCACGGAAGAAACCGGACGTTATGATTTAGTGCGGAAATATTTGTGTAGTGTTCTGAATGTTCTCAGTAAAGAGTAATGAATTATCAAAGGTATAGTAATACCTTTTGTTTTCGTGGATATTTGTAATCCATCTGAAAACCCCTGCTGTAGCAAGATTTTTCCTGTATTCGTAAAATGATAACTCTCCTGATTTGAATCCTTTTAAGGTGGCTTCTATAAGGCATTTATTTTTTGAAAATCTTACATTTACAACCTTACTCTGTCCTTTTATTAAAACCGTATTATCGTTTTCAAGAACAAGATGAATATTCTCTGTGGCTAAATAGTAAATGTAATGTGAGACATTGTGACGTTTTAGTTCAGAATAAAACCAGTGATAGTTTAAATTATTTCGCACTTTATCGAATATTTGTTTAAAAATGGCAACCTGAGCCATTGTAGTACCTTCCATGTGATATGAAGGTACCTAGTCTGCACGATTATCTAAATTGCTTCAATCTGGTCTGACCTGCTTTCTGAGCAATTCAGTAATGTCACTCTTTTCTTTGTTTGCTTCAGGCGAAACTCTTTTTTCTGAGCACAGTCTTCGGCGGCAGGCTTCAATGACCCAGGCTGAGAAATTCCCGGACCCTTTTTGATCAAGAGCGATGTTAATTTGTTCAATCATTTGGTTAGGAAAGCGGATGTTGCGGGTTGTTGTTCTGCGGGTTCTGTTCTTCGTTGACATGAGGTTGCCCTGTATTCAGTGTCACTGATTTGTATTGTCTGAAGTTGTTTTTACGTTAAGTTGATGCAGATCAATTAATACGATACCTGCGTCATAATTGATTATTTGACGTGGTTTGATGGCGTAGATGCACGTTGTGACATGTAGATGATAATCATTATCATTTTGCGGGTCCTTTCCGGCGATCCGACAGGTTACGGGGCGGCGACCTCGCGGGTTTTCGCTATTTATGAAAATTTTCCGGGGAAAATCATGTCGGTACTTCTCGAACATAACTATTTGTTTTTTCTAATATCGAATCCGTAAAAGGTCCGACATGAAAACGCCTAAAAAAGTCATTTTCGGGCACTTTCATGTCGGCCCCTGTATTTATTGTGAGACTGTTTCATGAAGGTTAATAAAAAGAAACTTGCCGAAATTTTCAACGTGGATCCGCGAACGATTGAACGCTGGCAGTCTCAGGGACTCCCTTGCGTCTCCGGAGGTGGTAAGGGCGTTGAATCTGTATTTGATACCGCCATGGCAATTCAGTGGTATGCGCAGAGGGAAGCTGATATCGAAAATGAAAAACTCCGTAAAGAGGTTGAGGATTACAGGGCTGCCAGTGAGGCAGATCTCCAGCCTGGGACTATTGAGTACGAACGCCATCGACTTACGCGTGCGCAGGCCGACGCACAGGAGCTGAAGAATGCCAGAGACTCCGCAGAGGTGGTGGAAACCGCATTCTGTACTTTCGTGCTGTCACGGATCGCAGGTGAAATTGCCAGTATTCTTGACGGGATCCCTCTCTCGGTACAGCGGCGTTTTCCGGAACTGGAAAACCGACATGTTGATTTCCTGAAACGGGATATCATCAAAGCCATGAACAAAGCAGCCGCGCTGGATGAACTGATACCGGGGTTGCTGAGTGAATATATCGAACAGTCAGATTGATATTCTGCGGCGTGATGTACGCGCCGGGCTGCGAGCCCTGTTCAGGCCGGAGCCACAGACTGCCGTTGAATGGGCGGATGCCAGTTACTATCTCCCGAAAGAATCCGCATACCAGGAAGGGCGCTGGGAAACACTGCCCTTTCAGCGGGCCATCATGAATGCGATGGGCAGCGACTACATCCGTGAGGTGAATGTGGTGAAGTCTGCCCGTGTCGGTTATTCCAAAATGCTGCTGGGTGTTTATGCCTACTTCATAGAGCATAAGCAGCGCAACACCCTTATCTGGTTGCCGACGGATGGTGATGCCGAGAACTTTATGAAAACCCACGTTGAGCCGACTATTCGTGATATTCCGTCGCTGCTGGCGCTGGCCCCGTGGTATGGCAAAAAGCACCGGGATAACACGCTCACCATGAAGCGTTTTTCCAATGGTCGTGGCTTCTGGTGCCTGGGCGGTAAAGCGGCAAAAAACTACCGTGAAAAGTCGGTGGATGTGGCGGGTTATGATGAACTTGCTGCTTTTGATGATGATATTGAACAGGAAGGCTCTCCGACGTTCCTGGGTGACAAGCGTATTGAAGGCTCGGTCTGGCCAAAGTCCATCCGTGGCTCCACGCCAAAAGTGAGAGGCACCTGTCAGATTGAGCGTGCAGCCAGTGAATCCCCGCATTTTATGCGTTTTCATGTTGCCTGCCCGCACTGCGGGGAGGAGCAGTACCTTAAATTTGGCGATAAAGAGACGCCGTTTGGCCTCAAATGGACGCCGGATGACCCCTCCAGCGTGTTTTATCTCTGCGAGCATAATGCCTGCGTCATCCGCCAGCAGGAGCTGGACTTTACTGATGCCCGTTATATCTGCGAAAAGACCGGGATCTGGACCCGTGATGGCATTCTCTGGTTTTCGTCATCCGGTGAAGAGATTGAGCCACCTGACAGTGTGACCTTTCACATCTGGACAGCGTACAGCCCGTTCACCACCTGGGTGCAGATTGTCAAAGACTGGATGAAAACGAAAGGGGATACGGGAAAACGTAAAACCTTCGTAAACACCACGCTCGGTGAGACGTGGGAGGCGAAAATTGGCGAACGTCCGGATGCTGAAGTGATGGCAGAGCGGAAAGAGCATTATTCAGCGCCCGTTCCTGATCGTGTAGCTTACCTGACCGCCGGTATCGACTCCCAGCTGGACCGCTACGAAATGCGCGTATGGGGATGGGGGCCGGGTGAGGAAAGCTGGCTGATTGACCGGCAGATTATTATGGGCCGCCACGACGATGAACAGACGCTGCTGCGTGTGGATGAGGCCATCAATAAAACCTATACCCGCCGGAATGGTGCAGAAATGTCGGTATCCCGTATCTGCTGGGATACTGGCGGGATTGACCCGACCATTGTGTATGAACGCTCGAAAAAACATGGGCTGTTCCGGGTGATCCCCATTAAAGGGGCATCCGTCTACGGAAAGCCGGTGGCCAGCATGCCACGTAAGCGAAACAAAAACGGGGTTTACCTTACCGAAATTGGTACGGATACCGCGAAAGAGCAGATTTATAACCGCTTCACACTGACGCCGGAAGGGGATGAACCGCTTCCCGGTGCCGTTCACTTCCCGAATAACCCGGATATTTTTGATCTGACCGAAGCGCAGCAGCTGACTGCTGAAGAGCAGGTCGAAAAATGGGTGGATGGCAGGAAAAAAATACTGTGGGACAGCAAAAAGCGACGCAATGAGGCGCTCGACTGCTTCGTTTATGCGCTGGCGGCGCTGCGCATCAGTATTTCCCGCTGGCAGCTGGATCTCAGTGCACTGCTGGCGAGCCTGCAGGAAGAGCATGGTGCAGCAACTAACAAGAAAACACTGGCAGATTACGCCCGTGCCTTATCCGGAGAGGATGAATGACGCGACAGGAAGAACTTGCCGCTGCCCGTGCGGCACTGCATGACCTGATGACAGGAAAACGGGTGGCAACGGTACAGAAAGACGGACGAAGGGTGGAGTTTACGGCCACTTCCGTGTCTGACCTGAAAAAATACATTGCAGAGCTGGAAGTGCAGACCGGCATGACACAGCGACGCAGGGGACCCGCAGGATTTTATGTATGAAAATGTCCACCATTCCCACCCTTCTGGGGCCGGACGGCATGACATCGCTGCGTGAATATGCCGGTTATCACGGCGGTGGCAGCGGATTTGGTGGGCAGTTGCGGGCGTGGAACCCATCGAGTGAAAGTGTGGATGCAGCCCTGCTGCCCAACTTTACCCGTGGCAATGCCCGCGCAGACGATCTGGTACGCAATAACGGCTATGCCGCCAACGCCATCCAGTTGCATCAGGATCATATCGTCGGGTCTTTTTTCCGACTCAGTCATCGCCCAAGCTGGCGCTATCTGGGCATCGGGGAGGAAGAAGCCCGTGCCTTTTCCCGCGAGGTTGAATCGGCATGGAAAGAGTTTGCCGAGGATGACTGCTGCTGCATTGACGTTGAGCGAAAACGCACGTTTACCATGATGATTCGGGAAGGTGTGGCCATGCACGCCTTTAACGGTGAACTGTTCGTTCAGGCCACCTGGGATACCAGTCCGTCGCGGCTTTTCCGGACACAGTTCCGGATGGTCAGCCCGAAGCGCATCAGCAACCCGAACAATACCGGCGACAGCCGGAACTGCCGTGCCGGTGTGCAGATTAATGACAGCGGTGCGGCGCTGGGATATTACGTCAGCGAGGACGGCTATCCTGGCTGGATGCCGCAGAAATGGACATGGATACCCCGTGAGTTACCCGGAGGGCGCGCCTCGTTCATTCACGTTTTTGAACCCGTGGAGGACGGGCAGACCCGTGGTGCAAATGTGTTTTACAGCGTGATGGAGCAGATGAAGATGCTCGACACGCTGCAGAACACGCAGCTGCAGAGCGCCATTGTGAAGGCGATGTATGCCGCCACCATTGAGAGTGAGCTGGATACGCAGTCAGCGATGGATTTTATTCTGGGCGCGAACAGTAAGGAGCAGCGGGACAAGCTGACCGGCTGGATTGGTGAAATTGCCGCGTATTACGCCGCAGCACCGGTCCGTCTGGGAGGCGCAAAAGTGCCGCACCTGATGCCGGGGGACTCACTGAACCTGCAGACGGCTCAGGACACGGATAACGGCTACTCCGTGTTTGAGCAGTCACTGTTGCGGTATATCGCTGCCGGGCTGGGTGTCTCGTATGAGCAGCTTTCCCGGAATTACGCCCAGATGAGCTACTCCACGGCACGGGCCAGTGCGAACGAGTCGTGGGCGTACTTTATGGGGCGGCGAAAATTCGTCGCATCCCGTCAGGCGAGCCAGATGTTTCTGTGCTGGCTGGAAGAGGCCATCGTTCGCCGCGTGGTGACGTTACCTTCAAAAGCGCGTTTCAGCTTTCAGGAAGCCCGCAGCGCCTGGGGGAACTGTGACTGGATAGGCTCCGGTCGTATGGCCATCGATGGTCTGAAAGAAGTACAGGAAGCGGTGATGCTGATAGAAGCCGGACTGAGTACCTACGAGAAAGAGTGCGCAAAACGCGGTGACGACTATCAGGAAATTTTTGCCCAGCAGGTCCGTGAAACGATGGAGCGCCGAGCAGCCGGTCTTAAACCGCCCGCCTGGGCGGCTGCGGCATTTGAATCCGGACTGCGACAATCAACAGAGGAGGAGAAGAGTGACAGCAGAGCTGCGTAATCTCCCGCATATTGCCAGCATGGCTTTTAATGAGCCGCTGATGCTTGAACCCGCCTATGCGCGGGTTTTCTTTTGTGCGCTTGCAGGCCAGCTTGGGATCAGTCGCCTGACGGATGCGGTGTCCGGCGACAGCCTGACTGCCGGAGAGGCACCCGCGACGCTGGCGTTATCCGGTGATGATGACGGACCACGACAGGCCCGCAGTTATCAGGTCATGAACGGCATCGCCGTGCTGCCGGTTTCCGGCACGCTGGTCAGCCGGACGCGGGCGCTGCAGCCGTATTCGGGGATGACCGGTTACAACGGCATTATCGCCCGTCTGCAACAGGCTGCCAGCGACCCGATGGTGGACGGCATTCTGCTGGATATGGACACGCCCGGCGGAATGGTGGCAGGGGCATTTGACTGCGCTGACATCATCGCCCGTGTGCGTGACATAAAGCCGGTATGGGCGCTGGCCAATGACATGAACTGCAGCGCAGGTCAGCTGCTTGCCAGTGCCGCCTCCCGGCGTCTGGTCACGCAGACCGCCCGGACAGGCTCCATCGGCGTCATGATGGCTCACAGTAATTACGGTGCTGCGCTGGAGAAACAGGGCGTGGAAATCACGCTGATTTACAGCGGCAGCCATAAGGTGGATGGCAACCCCTACAGCCATCTACCGGATGATGTCCGGGAAACACTGCAGTCCCGGATGGATGCAACCCGCCGGATGTTTGCACAGAAGGTGTCGGCATATACCGGCCTGTCCGTGCAGGCTGTGCTGGATACCGAGGCTGCAGTGTACAGCGGTCAGGAGGCCATTGATGCCGGACTGGCTGATGAACTTGTTAACAGTACCGATGCGATCACCGTCATGCGTGATGCACTGGATGCACGTAAATCCCGTCTCTCAGGAGGGCGAATGACCAAAGAGACTCAATCAACAACTGTTTCAGCCACTGCTTCGCAGGCTGACGTTACTGACGTGGTGCCAGCGACGGAGGGCGAAAACGCCAGCGCGGCGCAGCCGGACGTGAACGCGCAGATCACCGCTGCGGTTGCGGCAGAAAACAGCCGCATTATGGGGATCCTCAACTGTGAGGAGGCTCACGGACGCGAAGAACAGGCACGCGTGCTGGCCGAAACCCCCGGTATGACCGTGGAAACGGCCCGCCGTATTCTGGCCGCAGCACCACAGAGTGCACAGGCGCGCAGTGACACTGCGCTGGATCGTCTGATGCAGGGGGCACCGGCACCGCTGGCTGCAGGTAACCCGGCATCTGATGCCGTTAACGATTTGCTGAACACACCAGTGTAAGGGATGTTTATGACGAGCAAAGAAACCTTTACCCATTACCAGCCGCTGGGCAACAGTGACCCGGCTCATACCGCAACCGCGCCCGGCGGATTGAGTGCGAAAGCGCCTGCAATGACCCCGCTGATGCTGAACACCTCCACCCGTAAGCTGGTTGCGTGGGATGGCACCACCGACGGTGCTGCCGTTGGCATTCTTGCGGTTGCTGCTGACCAGAGCAGCACCACGCTGACGTTCTACAAGTCCGGCACGTTCCGTTATGAGGATGTGCTCTGGCCGGAGGCTGCCAGCGACGAGACGAAAAAACGGACCGCGTTTGCCGGAACGGCAATCAGCATCGTTTAACTTTACCCTTCATCACTAAAGGCCGCCTGTGCGGCTTTTTTTACGGGATTTTTTTATGTCGATGTACACAACCGCCCAACTGCTGGCGGCAAATGAGCAGAAATTTAAGTTTGATCCGCTGTTTCTGCGTCTCTTTTTCCGTGAGAGCTATCCCTTCACCACGGAGAAAGTCTATCTCTCACAAATTCCGGGACTGGTAAACATGGCGCTGTACGTTTCGCCGATTGTTTCCGGTGAGGTTATCCGTTCCCGTGGCGGCTCCACCTCTGAATTTACGCCGGGATATGTCAAGCCGAAGCATGAAGTGAATCCGCAGATGACCCTGCGTCGCCTGCCGGATGAAGATCCGCAGAATCTGGCGGACCCGGCTTACCGCCGCCGTCGCATCATCATGCAGAACATGCGTGACGAAGAGCTGGCCATTGCTCAGGTCGAAGAGATGCAGGCAGTTTCTGCCGTGCTCAAGGGCAAATACACCATGACCGGTGAAGCCTTCGATCCGGTTGAGGTGGATATGGGCCGCAGTGAGGAGAATAACATCACGCAGTCCGGCGGCACGGAGTGGAGCAAGCGTGACAAGTCCACGTATGACCCGACCGACGATATCGAAGCCTACGCGCTGAACGCCAGCGGTGTGGTGAATATCATCGTGTTCGATCCGAAAGGCTGGGCGCTGTTCCGTTCCTTCAAAGCCGTCAAGGAGAAGCTGGATACCCGTCGCGGCTCTCATTCCGAGCTGGAGACAGCGGTAAAAGACCTGGGCAAAGCGGTGTCCTATAAGGGAATGTATGGCGATGTGGCCATCGTCGTGTATTCCGGACAGTACGTGGAAAACGGCGTCAAAAAGAACTTCCTGCCGGACAACACGATGGTGCTGGGGAACACTCAGGCACGCGGTCTGCGCACCTATGGCTGCATTCAGGATGCGGACGCACAGCGCGAAGGCATTAACGCCTCTGCCCGTTACCCGAAAAACTGGGTGACCACCGGCGATCCGGCGCGTGAGTTCACCATGATTCAGTCAGCACCGCTGATGCTGCTGGCTGACCCTGATGAGTTCGTGTCCGTACAACTGGCGTAATCATGGCCCTTCGGGGCCATTGTTTCTCTGTGGAGGAGTCCATGACGAAAGATGAACTGATTGCCCGTCTCCGCTCGCTGGGTGAACAACTGAACCGTGATGTCAGCCTGACGGGGACAAAAGAAGAACTGGCGCTCCGTGTGGCAGAGCTGGAAGAGGAGCTTGATGACACGGATGAAACTGCCGGTCAGGACACCCCTCTCAGCCCGGAAAATGTGCTGACCGGGCATGAAAATGAGGTGGTATCAGCGCAGCCGGACACCGTGATTCAGGATACGGCTGAACTAGTCACGGTCGTGGCACTGGTGACGCTGCATACTGATGCACTTCACGCCACGCGGGATGAGCCTGTGGCATTTGTGCTGCCGGGAACGGCGTTTCGTGTCTCTGCCGGTGTGGCAGCCGAAATGACAGAGCGCGGCCTGGCCAGAATGCAATAACGGGAGGCGCTGTGGCTGATTTCGATAACCTGTTCGATGCTGCCATTGCCTGCGCCGATGAAACGATACGCGGGTACATGGGAACGTCAGCCACCATGACATCCGGTGAGCAGTCCGGTGCTGTGATACGTGGTGTTTTTGATGACCCTGAAAATATCAGCTATGCCGGACAGGGCGTGCGCGTTGAAGGCTCCAGCCCGTCCCTGTTTGTCCGGACTGATGATGTGCGGCAGCTGCGGCGCGGCGACACGCTGACCATCGGTGAGGAAAACTTCTGGATAGACCGGATTTCGCCGGATGATGGCGGAAGCTGTCATCTCTGGCTTGGGCGGGGCGTACCGCCTGCCGTTAACCGTCGCCGCTGAAAGGGGGATGTATGGCCATAAAAGGTCTTGAGCAGGCCGTTGAAAACCTCAGCCGTATCAGCAGAACGGCGGTGCCCGGTGCCGCCGCAATGGCCATTAACCGCGTTGCTTCATCCGCGATATCGCAGTCGGTGGTACAGGTTGCCCGTGAGACAAAGGTACGCCGGAAACTGGTAAAGGAAAGGGCCAGGCTGAAAAGGGCCACGGTCAAAAATCCGCAGGCCAGAATCAAGGTTAACCGGGGGGATTTGCCCGTAATAAAGCTGGGTAACGCGCGGGTTGTCCTGTCCCGACGCAGGCGTCGTAAAAAGGGGCAGCGTTCAGCCCTGAAAGGTGGCGGCAGTGTGCTTGTGGTGGGTAACCGTCGTATTCCCGGCGCGTTTATTCAGCAACTGAAAAACGGCCGGTGGCATGTTATGCAGCGTGTGGCCGGGAAAAACCGTTACCCCATTGATGTGGTGAAAATCCCGATGGCGGTGCCGCTGACCACGGCGTTTAAACAGAATATTGAACGGATACGGCGTGAACGTCTTCCGAAAGAGCTGGGCTATGCGCTGCAGCATCAACTGAGAATGGTAATAAAGCGATGAAACATACTGAACTCCGTGCAGCCGTACTGGATGCACTGGAGAAGCATGACACCGGGGCGACGTTTTTTGATGGTCGCCCCGCTGTTTTTGATGAGGCGGATTTTCCGGCAGTTGCCGTTTATCTCACCGGCGCTGAATACACGGGCGAAGAGCTGGACAGCGATACCTGGCAGGCGGAGCTGCATATTGAAGTTTTCCTGCCTGCTCAGGTGCCGGATTCAGAGCTGGATGCGTGGATGGAGTCCCGGATTTATCCGGTGATGAGCGATATCCCGGCACTGTCAGATTTGATCACCAGTATGGTGGCCAGTGGCTATGACTACCGGCGCGACGATGATGCGGGCCTGTGGAGTTCAGCCGATCTGACTTATGTCATTACCTATGAAATGTGAGGACGATATGCCAACACCAAATCCTCTGGCACCGGTGAAAGGGGCCGGGACCACACTGTGGGTTTATAACGGGAGCGGCGACCCTTATGCAAACCCGCTTTCAGACAATGACTGGTCGCGTCTGGCAAAGGTTAAAGACCTGACGCCCGGCGAACTGACCGCTGAGTCCTATGACGACAGTTATCTCGATGATGAAGATGCGGACTGGACCGCGACCGGACAGGGGCAGAAATCTGCCGGAGATACCAGCTTCACGCTGGCGTGGATGCCCGGAGAGCAGGGGCAGCAGGCGCTGCTGGCGTGGTTTAATGAAGGTGATACCCGTGCCTATAAAATCCGCTTCCCGAACGGCACGATCGATGTGTTCCGCGGCTGGGTCAGCAGTATCGGTAAGGCGGTGACGGCGAAGGAAGTGATCACCCGCACGGTGAAAGTCACCAATGTGGGACGTCCGTCGATGGCAGAAGATCGCAGCACGGTAACAGCGGCAACCGGCATGACCGTGACGCCTGCCAGCACCTCGGTGGTGAAAGGGAAGAGCACGACGCTGACCGTGGCATTCCAGCCGGAAGGCGCAACCGACAAGAGCTTCCGTGCGGTGTCTGCGGATAAAACAAAAGCCACCGTGTCGGTCAGTGGTATGACCATCACCGTGAAAGGTGTTGCTGCAGGCAAGGTCAACATTCCGGTTGTATCCGGTAATGGTGAACTTGCTGTGGTTGCAGAAATCACCGTCACCGACAGTTAATCCGGAGAGTCAGCGATGTTCCTGAAAACCGAATCATTTGAATATAACGGTGTGAGCGTCACGCTTTCTGAACTGTCAGCCCTGCAGCGAATTGAGCATCTCGCCCTGCTGAAACGACAGGCAGAACAGGCGGGATCCAGTCTCAATCGACAGGTGAGCGTGGAAGATCTCGTCAGAACCGGTGCTTTTCTGGTGGCGATGTCCCTGTGGCATAGCCATCCGCAGAAGACAAAGATGCCGTCCATGAATGAAGCCGTTAAACAAATTGAGCAGGAAGTGCTTACCACCTGGCCCACAGAGGCAATTGCTCAGGCTGAAAATGTGGTAATGCGTCTGTCCGGTATGTCTGAGTTTGTTGTGAATGATGCACCTGAACAGGCAGATGACGCCGGGCCAGCAGAGCCTGTTTCTGCGGGAAAGTGTTCGACGGTGAGCTGAGTTTTGCCCTGAAACTGGCGCGTGAGATGGGGCGACCCGACTGGCGCGCCATGCTTGCCGGGATGTCATCCACGGAGTATGCCGACTGGCACCGCTTTTACAGTACCCATTATTTTCATGATGTTCTGCTGGATATGCACTTTTCCGGGCTGACGTACACCGTACTCAGCCTGTTTTTCAGCGATCCGGATATGCATCCGCTGGATTTCAGTCTGCTGAACCGGCGCGAGGCTGATGAAGAGCCTGAAGATGATGTGCTGATGCAGAAAGCGGCAGGGCTTGCCGGAGGCGTCCGCTTTGGCCCGGACGGGAATGAAGTTATCCCCGCTTCCCCGGATGTGGCGGACATGACGGAGGATGACGTAATGCTGATGACAGTATCAGAAGGGATCGCAGGAGGAGTCAGGTATGGCTGAACCGGTAGGCGATCTGGTCGTTGATTTAAGTCTGGATGCGGCCAGATTTGACGAGCAGATGGCCAGAGTCAGGCGTCATTTTTCCGGTACGGAAAGTGATGCGAAAAAAACAGCGGCAGTCGTTGAACAGTCAATGAACCGGCAGGCGCTGGCTGCACAGAAAGCGGGGATTTCCGTCGGACAGTATAAAGCCGCCATGCGTATGCTGCCTGCACAGTTCACCGACGTGGCCACGCAGCTTGCAGGCGGGCAAAGTCCGTGGCTGATCCTGCTGCAACAGGGTGGTCAGGTTAAGGACTCCTTCGGCGGGATGATCCCCATGTTCAGGGGGCTTGCCGGTGCGATCACCCTGCCGATGGTCGGGGCCACCTCGCTGGCGGTGGCGACCGGTGCGCTGGCGTATGCCTGGTATCAGGGCAACTCAACCCTGTCCGATTTCAACAAAACGCTGGTCCTTTCCGGCAATCAGTCGGGTCTGACGGCAGATCGCATGCTGGTCCTGTCCAGAGCCGGGCAGGCGGCAGGGCTGACGTTTAACCAGACCAGCGAGTCACTCAGCGCACTGGTTAAGGCGGGAGTAAGCGGTGAGGCTCAGATTGCGTCCATCAGCCAGAGTGTGGCGCGTTTCTCCTCTGCATCCGGCGTGGAGGTGGACAAGGTCGCTGAAGCCTTCGGGAAGCTGACCACAGACCCGACGTCGGGGCTGACGGCGATGGCGCGCCAGTTCCATAACGTGACGGCAGAGCAGATTGCGTATGTTGCTCAGTTGCAGCGTTCCGGCGATGGAGCCGGGGCATTGCAGGCGGCGAACGAGGCCGCAACGAAAGGGTTTGATGACCAGACCCGTAAACTGAAAGATAACATGGGTACGCTGGAGACCTGGGCAGACAAGACTGCACAGGCATTCAAATCCATGTGGGATGCGGTGCTGGATATTGGCCGCCCGGACTCCTCTGCTGATATGCTCGCCAAAGCTGAAAAGGCTTTTGATGAAGCGGATAAAAAATGGCAGTGGTATCAGAGCCGGAGCCACCGGCGCGGTAAAACGTCAGCATTTCTTGCCAATCTCCGGGGGGCATGGGAGAAGAGAGAGAATGCGCGACTTGGGCTTTCAGCCGCCACGTTGCAGGCAGATCTTGAAAAGGCCAGTGAGATGGCAGCAAAAGATCGGGCCGAGTCTGAGGCATCACGGCTGAAATATACCGAAGAGGCGCAGAAGGCTTACGAACGCCTGCAGACACCGCTGGAGAAATATACCGCCCGTCAGGAAGAACTGAATAAGGCACTGAAAGACGGGAAAATCCTGCAGGCAGATTACAACACGCTGATGGCGGCGGCGAAAAAGGATTATGAAGCGACGCTGAAAAAGCCGAAGCAGTCCGGCGTGAAGGTGTCTGCGGGCGATCGTCAGGAAGACAGTGCTCATGCTGCCCTGCTGACGCTTCAGGCAGAACTCCGGACACTGGAGAAGCATGCCGGAGCGAATGAGAAAATCAGCCAGCAGCGCCGGGATTTATGGAAGGCAGAAAGTCAGTTCGCGGTACTGGAGGAGGCAGCGCAACGTCGCCAGCTGTCTGCACAGGAGAAATCCCTGCTGGCGCATAAAGACGAGACGCTGGAGTACAAACGCCAGCTGGCTGCACTTGGTGACAAGGTTACGTATCAGGAGCGCCTGAACGCGCTGGCGCAGCAGGCGGATAAATTCGCACAGCAGCAACGGGCAAAACGGGCAGCCATTGAGGCGAAAAACCGGGGGCTGACTGACCGGCAGGCAGCGCGGGACGCCACGGAACAGCGCCTGAAGGAACAGTATGGCGATAATCCTCTGGCGCTGAATAACGTCATGTCAGAGCAGAAAAAGACCTGGGCGGCTGAAGACCTGCTTCGCGGGAACTGGATGGCAGGCCTCAGGTCCGGCTGGAGCGAGTGGAAAGAGAGTGCCACGGACAGTATGTCGCAGGTTAAAAGTGCTGCCACGCAGACCTTTGATGGTATTGCGCAGAATATGGCGGCGATGCTGACCGGCAGTGAACAGAACTGGCGCAGCTTCACCCGTTCCGTGCTGTCCATGATGACAGAAATTCTGCTTAAGCAGGCAATGGTGGGGATTGTCGGGAGTATCGGCAGCGCCATTGGCGGGGCTGTTGGTGGCGGCGCATCCGCGTCAGGCGGTACAGCCATTCAGGCCGCTGCGGCGAAATTCCATTTTGCAACCGGAGGATTTACGGGAACCGGCGGCAAATATGAGCCAGCGGGGATTGTTCACCGTGGTGAGTTTGTCTTCACGAAGGAGGCAACCAGCCGGATTGGCGTGGGAAATCTCTACCGGCTGATGCGCGGCTATGCCACCGGCGGTTATGTCGGTGGCACCGGAAGTCCGGCGCAAATGCGGCGTTCAGAGGGTATCAGGTTTGAGCAGAACAACAACGTGGTGATTCAGAACGACGGTACGAATGGTCTGCCAGGTCCACAGATGATGAAGGCAGTGTATGACATGGCCCGCAAGGGTGCCCGTGATGAAATTCAGGCACAGATGCGCGATGGTGGTCTGTTCTCCGGAGGTGGACGATGAAGACCTTCCGATGGAAAGTGAAACCCGGTATGGATGTGGCTTCGGCCCCTTCCGTCAGGAAAGTGCGCTTTGGTGATGGCTATTCCCAGCGAGCGCCTGCCGGGCTGAATGCCGACCTGAAAACGTACAGCGTGACGTTTTCTGTTCCCCGTTGGGAGGCCACGGCGCTGGAGTCGTTTCTGGCTGAGCACGGGGGCTGGAAAGCCTTTCTGTGGACGCCGCCTTATGAGTGGCGGCAGATAAAGGTGACCTGCGCAAAA